TCAACTGATTTTCCGGATCTCTTCTTCAAACAGTTCGCCCGCCGAATGATAGTCGTGGATCTTCCGCGGATAATTATTCACCCAGCTTTCAATCGCAGATATTTCTTCATCCGTTTTTTCATCGAAGTTTGTTCCTTTCGGAATATGTCTTCTTATCATTTTATTTGTCACTTCGTTGCTTCCTCTTTCGTAGCTGCTGTATGGATGACAATAATATGTCTTTGTCCTGCTGCCTGCTCCCAGTGCTGAACGTTCAATTCCTTCACAGTCTGCAAATTCGCTTCCGTTATCCATTGTGATCGTTTTGAATACTTGTTTGAACATATCGCCCCACTTTCTTTCGATCGCGTCCAGCGCGTTGACAACTGCTGCCGCCGTATGTTCTGGCAACTTCATCACAATTTCATCGCGTGTTTTTCTTTCAGTCAATACCAGAAGACTGTTCTTCGATTTCCCGCGCTTTCCTTTTACTGTGTCCATTTCCCAGTGTCCAAACTCTTCGCGTGTTTCAATTTCTTCCGGTCTTTTTTCTATGCTTTCACCTGCTGATGCTCTCGCTTGTGTTTTCTTAACTTTTTTATATGTACGTTTCTTATTCTTTTTAACCGGAAGATTTTTATTTGTCAGGTGCAGAAAGATCCCTTTGTCAATATAGCTGTACAGTGTTGTTGTACAGATCATCACACTGAATTCACTTTCTTTTTGTTGCGCCTTAATTTCCCCCAGCACCGCCGCCGGACTGTAATCTTCTTTCATGATCTTTTCTTCAATATAATTCGCCAGTCTGATGTCATTCCCGATCTTCAGACTGCCCCCTTTGCTTTTCAGATTTTCTTCATATTTATCATGTGCAATATCAGGGCTGTATCTTTCTTCCGTTGTCAGATCTGAATTAAGCGCAGTAAAACGTCCTCTTTTTAACTCTCTGTATATCGTGCTTCTATGCACATGTAGCATGTCCGCGATCTCTTTGATTTTTACTCCCGCTTTTATCAATGCTTCAATTCTGATCCGGTCTGCTTTTGTCAAATGTTTGAACGTTCTTTCCATCTCCGCTTTCTCCTTCTATAAAAGAAGCCGCAGGCGATGATCATGATCGTCTGCGGTTCCTTGTAATTTATACAGCCTTATTTATCCCTTAATATTTTTTCGACAATTAGTTTTTCAATATAGTCAGGGCAACTTCTTTCCCCATTTTCCCAGTTTGTCAGCGTTCTATATGGAATTTCTAGCCACTCTGACAATTCTCTTCTGCTCATATTTTTCTGTTTGCGTGCTTCTTCTATTTTCATTCTATTCGCTTCCTTATATTCTGCATTCTTTTTCAATCATTTCATTGATAACGCTTTCGTCATACCCTCTTCCGTAATATTTGAAGATAACGCTTCCATCGTCAAATACTATCCAGTCACAATTAGTATCATTTAAAATTCCATCAAGTGCAACATCAGTCGGCAGTTCATGCCCGAACATTGAAAAATAACCAGCAGCTTCATCTATTGATGCAAAACTAAAAACTTCCCCGCCTTCTTCTTTGCATATCATGATATAATCATGCTTTGTGTATCCTTTTACAGCTTTCATTTTCTTTGCACCCCTTGTCTTTTATTTTTTTCCTGCTATAATCTAATTAAGCACTTGGGGCGGTTAGCAGGAATGTTTAGGTATCCGCCCCCTGTGTGATCCCTTATTCTATTTTATTTTCTTATTTCTTCAAGTATCTTGTCAATATGTTCCACGGTATGTATTTCTCCGTTTGTCCTTGCTACTTCTCTAATTGATACCAACATCGCTATTAAATCGGCTTTGCTCATTTCTTCGTTCTCCATTGTTTTCTCCTTTCCTGCTGTTCCCTTGTTACAATTATATTATATACCCATTGAGCCTATTTGTCAATCTTTTTTTACTCATTGAGCTACTTTTTTACAAAGAAAAAACACTATGATTCCATAGTGTCATCTTCTTCAAGCAGATCATCAACCGTCACATTCAAAACCTTTGCAAATAGCTTCAGTTCGTAATCGGTCACAAACCTTGTCCCTATTTCAATTCTGCTTATACTGTCGCGTTCCAGTGTTATCCCTTGCAGCTGAATTTTCGCAGCCAGTTCCATCTGCGTCATTCGCTTTTTCAATCGTTCAATCCGAATCCTGTCACCGCATAGATTCTTTTTGCCTTTATAGGTGTATATCTTCATCCTTCATTCTCAATCCCTTGTGTTAATGTTCAGCATCATTCTTGACATTAGCACTTTTTTCACCTATATTTGTGTTAATGATCAGAATTGCAGAAAACTGATCAAATATTATTATATAACGAAGGGGGCTTTTCCTATGTTTGGTAAAAAAGCAGATGACAAAATCGCCAAGAAACAGGCGGAGCAGGAAGCAAAAGACAAGGCGGCTATGGAAAAATTCGGTGTTGATTTCGACAGTTACACTTCGGACGACATCAAAGAAAAGAATGTCGCATCCCTTAAAGAAATCGCATCCAGTCTTGCAGGTTCAAAAATGTATTCTTTCGGAAGTCTTTTAAGTGGAAATTCAAATGAAACTTTCGCACTGGAAATGTCACGCGCACAGGTTGAACAGAATTTCATTCTTATGCGTCAGAATGAAGAAATCATCCGCCTGTTGAAACAGATCGCAGAAAAATAATTTTCTTCTTTTTTGTACATATTGTCATCGCATAGATTCCGATCAGCGTCATGTATTTGATCTGTTTTCGTGATATTGCACAAAAGGCAGCGACCGTTCTTTGATCGCTGCCTTTTCATTATTCCATTTTCTTACCTTTTAGGTACTCACAAAACAGCTTGTCTTCCTCTTCGTCCGCTTTCTTCGCTACCGCTGTTATTGATAACATGAAAATAGTTGTCACAGATCCAAACGCCGCAGACACGATCGCTGTGACGATGTATGATGCCGGAATCATCGTTATTCCTCCGGAATAAATTCTGTGTGTTCTGGATCTCCTGAAATCCAGTACCCGTCTGTCGTCTTGTAAAGTACCCCGTCACCGATCTTTGCTTTCTTCTCGACTTTCTTTTCATCAAACATCGTCACGCCACAAATTGCATCGTCTTCAAACGAAGGTCTTCTGCGAAGGCGAAGTCTTCCATCAAACACCCTGCGGATCGTTCCATGTACTTCTTCTTCGCTTCTGGCTGCTGCCGCCGCTGCTTCGACGTCTTCTGCTGTGATTTCATCCATTATTTCTTTCACTTCTTCAGCCGGAACTTCACCAACTTTTTTCCCGTTTTCATCATATGCATTCACAGATCCGTCCGGTTTTTCTTCCAGTGCTGCATCATCTGGAACGTCATCTGTCACCTCAACTTTCAGCGGATAAAGTTTTACACCTTCTTCATCCCATACTGACAAGCCATCCTTTTCTGCTGCCTTTTTTGCGTTCTGAATTGTTTTGTATTCCTTATTCGCTTTTTCATCGAAAGTGTTTCCAACATAAAACATCTGTTTCCCTCCTTCCTATTTTGCTTTCAGGTAACTGATTGAACTGAATCCGATATACTCCACTCCATCAAGTGTTACAGTAATATATAACCATTTCGTTCCATTCGATGTATTATAATAGCCGTAATTATGCACTGTGGTTCCTTTCGGGATGCAGCACAAAGCCTTTTTATTCTTTCCAGCGTCGTTTCTACAATACAGATCAGCTGTTGTGACGTAAGATCCCGCCAGCTTCTTGTCATACTCTCTTTCCGGATGTGCCTGCTGCCATTCTTCTTCCTGCTCCTCTTCTGCTTCCTCCTGCTCCCATTCCTCCGGATCTTCCGGCAAATTCATCTGTTCCGGAATTTCTGCTTTCTCTGCTGCTTCTTCGATCTCTTTCTTTGCCTGTTTCACTTCTTTTAATGACAGCCCGCCTTCTTTGTACTTTTCCAGCAGTTCCATCTGCTTATCCTCTGCCATTCCGCTAATTTCATATGCTGCTGAGAAGGTCAGGCGACCTTCTTTCAGTTCTGCCGAAAATTCCGGAATCAAATGCTTGTTAATACTTTCAATCTGTGCAATCTTCGTTCCGGTCGTGTTCATGATTGAAGCGATCACATCACGCAGACGTCCGCTGTCCAGTTTGTACCCCTGAAGCGTCAATCCATTATCTTTCATGTACTGAAGCGATTCCTTCAGGCGTTTTTCCTCTTCCAACATGTCCACGATCGTCTTGTCACGATACGCATTCGCAATGATCAGCTGTACCATTTCTTCATTCTCTTCAGCTGCGCTTTTGATCTGGCATGTCACCGTTTCAAAATCTTCATATCCCTTTTCCAGTAACAAATTCAATGCGCGCCATCTTCTTTCCCCGGCGATGATCTTATATTCTCCGCGTTCACAGGGCGCATATGCTACTGTCATATTCTCCATCAAACCGACCGCCAAGATTTCCTGTGCCAGCTGTTCAATTCCCGGCATCGAATAAAAATTCCTGTCATTGCTGTAAATCTTCCGGATGCTAATGTCCCGTGTCCGGAATCTTGCTTTCGGTTTCTCTTCTGCTGCTGCCTTGCTGTTTTTATTTAAGGCATCCATTACGCTCCATCCTGCTGCCATGTTTATTCCTCCTCTGCTTTTATCGTGATCGTTATCTGTTCCAGCACCTTCCGGTTTGCGTTCTTCACATCCGCGTGTGAATCACTTCTGTCTTTTTCTATGTACTTCTGAATCAAACGCTTTGTCTTCTCCGGATCCAGAATGATCCTAAACTTCGCAATCGCTTCATCGAACCTTTTCTGTATCTGTTTATCCGTCATATTGTTATCATCAATTTCACGAAATATCGGTTCCGCTTCCGATTCGTCGATCTGATCAATAATGTCTGTGATCTCCTCTTGTAGATCCTGCATTTTCTTTTTCAGTTCGTCCGCCTGCTTTGCTCTGTCCTGAAGCTGATTAAATGTCTTCAGGCTGATCGTTACCTGTCCATCAATTTCCATGTCTATCCCTCCATATCTTTCAGCAGTTCCGTCACAACATTCCGATAGTCCTGTGTGACAATACAATTTTTAGAAAACTTCGGAAGCGGTACGCGCTGCATGGTTGCCTTTTCCGCAATGATGGATCTTCTAACAGCCGTCACGAAGCAATCCTGTCCAGATGATTCTTTCAGCCATGCTTCCACCTGAAGGCTTGTCTGGTTCTTCTGTCGCATAGTCATTAAAATCTTCATGCGGATCCGGTCGTTCAGGCTTCGCAGATCTTCCAGCTGTTCATCCATATTCGCAATCGCTTCAATTTCAAATCCGCCGATCTTAACCGGAAGGATCACAAGATCTGTCGCCACCAAAACATTCGTCACGGTCATATCCAGCAGCAGCCCACAATCAACCACGCAATAATCATATACGTCCTGCACTTCCAGCATTGCAGCCGCAAAGCGAAGGATCTGATCTTCTTTTTCGTTCAGCAGCAGATTCATGTTAGTCCGCATTAAATATCCATTTGCTGTGATGATGTCAATATTGTGATACGGTGTTGTCTGGATCAGGTCTGTTGTCTTGTAAGATCCTCCGACGCTTCTGTGTCTTTCCAATAATTCAGACATCCCGATCCCTTCCGGTTTATATCTGTCATACAGCATTGATACATTGCCTTGCTGATCCGCATCGACCAGCAACACCTTCTTCCCCTGTTCTTCTCCCAGCAGGTAAGCGATCGAAGCCGCCGTCATTGTTTTGCCGATCCCGCCCTTCTGGTTCATAATTGCGATTGTTTTCATGATGTGTACCTCCTATTTCACAATTTTGAATTTTTTTCTGTTTCTTTTTGCCTGTTCCTCCGTGATGATATATTCATCACATTCCTGTTTCCACTTATCCGGATTCTTCGTATCTCCGTCATACCATCTGCACCACTCGCAGGCGTCGCAAAATATCTTTGCTTCTCCTGCCGTTTTATCTTCGCTGTATAGATTGTTCGCGCAGTGATTGCATATGCAGCCGCCGCAAGGAAAAGCATAATCACTTCGCTTCATAGTATTCGTTATACTTGCAACGCTTGCACTTTCGATCCAGCGTCCCATCATCCGGATTTCTGCACCCGGTACATTCTCCGCGGCTGCTGATCATTGCTTCCTTGAATCCGAATTTTTTGTGCCTTTGTGCCAGTTCACAGTTCTTCAGTGCTTTCCTTGCCTGTTTGGATCTTTCTTCTACTCTTTGAAAATAATACATTTCACTTTCCCGTTCTTTCTGATCATCAGGTTCTGTTCTGACATTGCATCTTCTCTGTTTCCAGTATCAATTTTCTTCAGGTTGATATATTCTTGTAGCACCCGGATCGCTTCTTCTGCCCCATAGCAAACTGTGCAGTAATGTCCTGCTGCCGCCAGTGCCTTCAGCATTTTCTTCTGACTGTCTTCCAGTCTTCCGGTATCGTATTTCATTTCAATGTACAAACCGTTGTACATTCCCATCGGAACCGGAAGACACAGATCCGGAATCCCAACTTTCACGCCCATCTGCTTCAATTTCACTGCTTCCGCTTTGTTGCGGCTCCCCCCATTCGGGCAATGATGCAGCAGTTCCAGTTCCGGATGCGCGTTCTGGTTCCATCGCGCCCAGTCCATGACGCTCATTTGCTCTGTATCCTCGCTTCTTCTTGCGTATCTTCGATTCACTCTTCTTCCTCCTTGCATATGTTCCAATATTTGCAGAACAGGCAGCAGTGATGACATTGCTGGATCCTGATCATATGGATCATGTGTCTGATCTTCTTCGTGATGTTCCTGATCATCCGCGCCCCTCCTCTGCTTTCTTTTTCTCTTCTTTCAGCTGTTGCGCTCGATCCATAATCTTTGTGTTGTATGTATACTTCACAACGCCCTGATCCCACAGATTCGCTTTTGCGCCCTGCTTCCCGTAGTTATAAACTGCCAGCGTATAGTACGGAAGATCTTCATCTGGTACTGTTCCGCGAAGATCGTTCTGGATTTCTGACAGATAATTCACGCCAACCAGCACATTCTGATATGGATTCTTCAAGTCATACGCTCCCAGTTCTTCCATCCTTTGCATATGCCATTTTTCCGACACCTGCATCAAACCGATTGACGTTCCATTGTCGCCTTCAGCGTCCCATCTGCATCGGGATTCCTGTTCGATCAATGCAAAAACCATTTCATAATCGACGCCATTCTGTTCGCATACAATGTATGTATATACCTGAATGATCGTCGGCAACTCTCCGCCTGCTGCCTTGCATTCTTCAGATATTTCATGATAATAAAATCCTGTCACTTGATCGCTCCCCCAGTCCTGCGACATTGTATTCCACGGAAAATCATATGTACCGTACAGACTTTTGCATCCATATACATCCGTCATGTCTGTCTGCTCCACTGGATCCTGCCGATCATACAATTCTTCGATCTGCTCCTGCTGCTGCCGGATCTCCTGATCCCACGCCTGCACCTGCTTTTCAAATTCGTGCATTTGTATTGTCAGCACCAGCAGAAAAATGATCAGCGGCATCGCAAGCATTGCCGGATGCCTTGCAATGAAATCCCATACAGCACATACGATATCTTCCTTTTCTCTCATGTACAGCTTTTGCTGCTTCAAATTCTTCGTCTGTATATCCCATCAGCCGCCAGCATTCCCGTTCTGTCAAATATCTGTATCGTCCTGATCCACAATCAATCACCTGTGCTGGTGTTCTATCCTGCCGTGTTGTAATCGTGTAGGCAAAATCTTTGATCACCGTCGCCCTTTTTATCCCTGACGCGCCGATCACGTTATATACAGATGGCTGTGTGACGTTATATACTTCTGGAACATTTTCGTTATCTTCCAAAAAATCGCTGATCTTACGCATAGGCGTCCTGATCAGACTTGTGAAATCAAATTTTTCACCATTCAGGCAGCTGATTGTAAACACTCTTTCGCGTGCTTGCGGCAGCCCGAATTCTCTTGCATCTAAAACATCGTAATTATTTGTATAGCCCATTCGTTCCATCTCTTTTTGATAACGCACAAAATTCGCAATCATATGTTTCGATGTCACATTTTTCACATTTTCCCAGATCACATATTTCGGTTTCCATTCCCCCATCTGGTCAATAATGTGAATCGTTTCCCACATTAAACTTGATCTTGTTTCGCTTCCTTCGTCCGCCCCTCTTTGATGTCCGGCTATACTGAAATCTTGACACGGACTTCCATGTATCAAAATATCCGGCTTCAGGTTCCACCCCACAACAGACTGTGTTTTATATGGCAGTTCTTCACTAAACATATTGTTATAAGATCGGACTGCTTTTTCATCAATTTCAACGTAGTCGATCGCTTTTGTTGGTATCTTTAGATTTCGCAATGCACATCGCGGGCTTCCTATTCCTCCGAATAGTTCCAAAATCTGCACTGGTCTTTCTTCTGTTGCTGTCATCTGTTCATTTTCCTTTCTATGTACCGCCTTCCGGCATAATCAATCTGCGCTGATCAGCGCAGTCATATATATCACCACATCCCTTCCGGCAACATCTGACGCTGCGTTGTTGCTTTTCGCATTAAAAAGCATCTGAAAACCTGTTGGACATCCGCATAGAATTCTGGCAGTCTATGCCCGCCGCTATTTTTCCACAGTGTTCATCGGACGGCTATCAGCTTGCCATCGTCAGCGATCACGTTGCCATCGTGACCGGACGGGGCTTGCGCCCCGTTTCGGCTTCACTCTCCGTTGAACATTTCTTTCAGAAGATCTTCGATGCCTGCTGCCACTTCCTGCCCTGCTTCCGCAAGCTGTTTGATCAGATCTTTCTGTTTTTCCATTTCTTCCTGTGTCGGAATCTCTACTGCTTTGCTATCCTGTTCCATCCCTTTAAAGATCGCATATATCACCAACATACAATCTTCTTTCGTTTTGAACTCCGCGATCTCCTCTGCGCATCCATCAAATACCTGAATCGTATGCCTGATGTTTTCACTCTTTCTTTGTTTGTAGTCTTTTGATTCTTCATATCCGATCCCTTCTATGTGACCAGACATGTTATAAATCCGCGTTTTGTCCTGCGATAAAATGTACATTTCTTCACCTTCTTAATAGTCATAATCAATATTTTCATCTGCTTCTGTGTAATATTCCCCGTCATAGCCTTTCGCCATTAGTTGATCGTAGCAGTCCCAGCAAACCAGTCTGAACGGGATCCCATTGCAATCCCGTGTGAACTGCATGTCACTTCGTTGCACCGGATGCCCGCACACGGGACATGTCCGGATGTCAGTCGATCTTTTCTTTGTCACTGTCGTTCCTCCTTTCTGTTCTCTTTCATCAGCCAGATAGTTTCATCATCGTTACAAATTCCGAAGTATTCATCTGTCCGTGTAAAGTTGAATTCAATTCCATAAAACTGTCTGATTGCTAACTTGAAAACTTCCCATCTATCCTGGCAGCTTTTGCATGTACGATCCCAATATCCGAAGCCTATTCCCTGATCTGGATCACCAATTCCCGGCGTCGCTTTTCTTCGTTCTTCCAGTGCCTGATCCCATGCCTTGATCGTTTCTTCCAGTTCTCCGCCCATTTCTGTCATCATAAATTTTTTAATATTCAGCTTCATATTCTTCCGCCTTTCATATGTACTTCCCCGATCCTTTTCGGGGAACAAATTATATTGCCTTCTGTGCCATGTCTGCGCTGTACTGCTTCCGGTTTCCGTTTTCTGCGCCACCTCTTTTCAGTTCGTGGTAGATGGTGGCTCTGTGAACGTCCATTGCTTCCGCGATCTCTTCTGCACGCTTTCCCTGCTTGCACATCGCTTCAATGGCTTTCCGGTCTTCATAATTCAATCTTTTATATTTCCTTGCCAC